GTTGCTTTATCAATTGTACGATTATTTTCAATATAGGCATAGTCAGAAGTTTGTACAATAGCTGTATGGCTATCGTTAAACCATGATCCCGAAATTCCTACAAATTTGCGTAGGAAAATATAACGCTTGGTATTTAATGCATCCAATAACCCATCTGTAACAGCTACAGACGAAAATAATTGCCCATTTGCAAATGCAAGTAATTCGCATTCCACTTGATTTGAAACATTAAATTGTGCTACCCATGCAACACTTTCAGAAACCTTTGCAAGTGCTGTAGTTCCTAGTAACAATCCTAAAGTAGTTACAGATTTGCCAGTAGTAAGCCAAAGAAAATTACCCTGTGCTCCACCATCTTGCCCTATAACTGCAGAACATTTATTTGCTGCAAGTGTTCCCAAATCAACCAATGTGCTTATATCTGTTGTGGCAGATAAGTCACCTGCGTACAAGGCAGATAAAGGTTTTTTTGCTAAATCGTTTGCTTTACAAATTCCATCAATTGTTGTAATATCTGCTGTTGCGTAAATAGCATTTTTAAACACGCCTATTTGTCTAATTGCTCCGTTTGCAAAATTTTGCATGGTAGTAATTTCAACAAAATCATAAATAGTTGGCACTGCAAAAAAACCAACATATAAAACGCCTTTTGGTTGAGCTCTAAAAAATTCGCTGATGTGATAATAATAAACAGCATTTTTACTAGATACACCGCCAGTAGGCTGTGTAAGTGTTCCTGCAATTGTACCAGTTACTGTTACAGATACTGGCGTTCCTGCATTAATAAATACACCTAATTTTTTTGGAGTTGTTACTGTTATAGTTGCTGTTGCAAATGATGCTGTGTAACCATGGGCTAAAGAACCTGCGTTTATAAATGATGCTATGCTTGCGCCAAGTATGGCAATAGTTGTATCTGTTGCCAATTTTGTGTACGTGCCTAAATCTATTGTTGCATTTGGCTCTACAACTTTTATTTGTATTTTATCACCTGCTGCACCTGCAGTAGTAATTAAATATGTAAATGTTGCAGCTGTAGCATCTGAATAATCATTTGTAATGCCTGCGTTTTCAGCATCGGATAAAGCAAACAATTGCTTTATTCTGTTGGTTGTTGTAAATCCTGTTGGCAATGTTGCAGCATAAATAAGTAATCCCGAAACATGATCGTTGCCTGGCAATGGACGGCCTAAACCGCCCTGGCCCTTTATAAATTTTATATCTGGTAATGCCATTTTTAATTTTTTTTATCGAAATTATTTTTTTGCTGCTTTCGCTTCTTTCTTTAAGTTGTAGCCTCCGTAAATATCATTTAAATGATAATTGCCATCTTTAGTTATCCAAACTTCTTCGATGTGTGGCATATCTGTAAAAGCCGCTTTTGCGACTTCTACAAATTGCTTTACATCTTCTAAAAAAGCTACTTCTTTAACATTTTCTTTTTTAATAACGTCTTCTTCTTTCTGTAACATAATTTATATTTTATGCAGTGAAGGTGCCAGCTGTTAATGTTGTGTGATAAACAAATTCAGAAGGCTTAGCAATACCTACACCCATTTTCAAAATTGCTTTGTAAAAATAAAGTGGTGAGTTATTTTGCACTCTGTTTATCTCAAATGTCATGTTATTTACATCTGTTACAGCAAGCTGTAAATTTGAAGTCATTTCTGTAGTTGCCTCGCAAAAGTAAAATGTATTTTCAGGAATACCAGCTACAACTACAACTTCATACCCTTTGTATTTATTGATACCTTTTTGTGTGGTATCATTATTTTTAAAAGTAGTTGTTGTAAGTGCATCCTCATATTTTTGATAATCAGCTACACCCATTATATACTTTAATTTTGCATATCTATTAGGATTTGCAAGCAAAGCAATTGGCATAAGCAATTTTGCAGCTTCCATTTTTGCAATGATATTTGCTGAAGTTATTGCAGACGGTGAACCAACCGATAACGCACCTCCAACAATAGCCTGGCGTATAATTCCATCAAAATATTTTAAAGAATAATTAGTATCCGATGGTGTTGCTGCAGATGCTGTGTAACCAGTAGACCCCATATGTATCATTTGCTCAATTGGAACAAACGTTTTATTTGTATAATACGTAGTTAAATAGTTCAAGAAAGTTGCAGGTAAAGCTCTTGACAAAAGTAAATCCGTCAATTGATCTTTATGCCAATGATTTTCAAAAATGTTAGGATCAAATTGCTCATACCCCTCAAATGCACCCAAAGTAATAGCCTTATTAGCCAAAACAGTTGTGCTATTATCAACAGGGATTGCAGTACGTGGATTTAATTTCGGATTTGATGTTAAAACAGGGAAAACATATTGGTCATTCTTTACAGATGATGCCACATACATACAGCCTGAGTTAATGGTGTCCATACCAATAACCGCCTCAGTTATGAAAAAATCTTTTTCAAACTGGGTATAATTCGGAGTTGTTAAACTTAAAGACATAACTTATCGTTTTTTGTTTTTTATTAAAATTATTTTTTGTTTTTAATTGCTTTTAATTTCTCTGCCATGTAATCTCCTACATGCTTTTCTTGAGCTGCTGCACTTGCATCTACACCTAAATCAACCGCTGTTTTATTCAATGGCAATCCTTCCATAAGCAATTTTGTACCATCAAAATCACTTTCTGCTAAGTTGGACCACTTTTCAATTACTGCTGCTTCATTTTTAATGCGCCCTGCTTTTGCAAACCCTTCAACCATGTTTTTAGCTTTAATTGAATTGGCCGCTTTTTCTGAATTTTCTTTTTCAGTTACCATGGCATCGTATGATGCTTGTAATTTTGTTAGACTATCTGCTTGCGTAGCCATAGAGTTTTCAACCTCAGTAATTTTTGCCTGAAAAGAATCTTTTTCAATCTTAAAAGAATTTTCAATTTCTTTCAATTTGTTTTCAGCAGAAATTTTAGCAACGCCGTCGGCGTATGCCTTATCTTCAATTTCTTTAATAGCCGAAATTACATTGTCCTCTGTTGCTGCATCGTTCAACCCGAGTTTCATTGTTATTTTTGTCATAACCGATTTTTTTATTATTGTTTGATTAAAATTTTTTATTGAATTTGCAATTTTCCAACTTTCATTTACATTAGATGCTTGCGCCATTCTTTTTTTATTATTTTCACTAGTAACCTCAATTTCAGAACAAAATCCCTTTGCAAAACATTCGGCGCTATTAATCCAAGTTGTGCGATCCATTAAATATTTTACATCTAATTCAGATAAATTACTTTTTGCTGCAAGCATTTTTGTAAGACTTTCAGCGATAGCATCCATTTGTTTTTTATCACTCCCCCCATGTGGAGAATGTATCATTAAACAAGAATAATCTGACATTACTCTTTTACGACCTGCCATGAATATTACACCTGCTATAGATGCTGCAATACCGATGTTGTATGTATCTACGGGAGTATTAGATTTCAAAATAGCATTAAAAATATTGTACCCATCCATTACAATTCCACCTGGTGAGTTAATCCAAACCTGTATTCTTTTTTTCCCCATCGTATCTAACATCAAAAGTTCCCTTTGAAACTCTGCCCCGTCTATACCCATTCCATCAACATTATCCCAACCAATGTGGCGGTTTAATAACATTATTGGCTCGTCTGCGTTTATGTCTATACAATACATTACCCCAAATTTATAACCGTTAAATATAGTATATAAAAAAGTGGCACACCTATTTTAAAATAAAAAGGACAATCAAATTAATGACTGCCCTTTCTATTTATTAACCTCAAATAAAAACTAAGATTTAACGAATTTTATTATTCGCTCTTTTATATCTTTTGGTATTGTGTCCTGCAAAGATTTAACGGCATGATTAACCGCTTGGCTTTCTGAAATTTCGTATAAACCTGCATATTTTTTTATGAAGGTGTGATTTTGTGGTTTAAGATACCCAACAATTTTTCTATTTTGCGAATCACTCATTATGATGTTTTAATTATTATCCAATCCCACGAAATATTTTGAACATTTGGTAATCCTTCGTTAAATGTTATAGCAAAACCATTTACAGTCTTATTTCTAACGCTCCATGTAGCTGTACTATCAAATGCAGGTGTTCCATTACTAACAGCACAACCTATAATTATATAATTAGAAGTTGAAACTGCTGAAGGAAAAGTGATAGTAAAATCTGTGTTTCCGCCAGCAATATCTCCAATATTCAAATTACCTGCTAATAATACAGGGAATTGTGAAGCCGTTGGAGTTGGTGCATATAAAATTACATTTGGATATGCACCTGCGACTGTTAAATAATTATTTGCATATATACCTGTTGTTGGTGCTGTTATTTGTACTTGTTGAGGAATATTGAAATTTAAAAAGAATGCTTGGTCATAATTAGATATACCAGTTCCTGCTAATCCTTGTACTACTTGTATTTGACGAATATTATGTATATTTCTAGCAGTACTATCCGTAAATGTTACAGGATCTGCATCTGTTGTATATTGCGTTTGTAAAATTTGAAATATAGCTATATTTAAACCGGTGGCAGAAAACGATGCAGCTGGCAAATCAAATACTTCACCATTGTAAAATATTGAACCTGCAGATATTGTATAAGTTGGCAATGTTCCAGTATTTAAAATTCCATTTAAAATATAAACAATAGAAGGGTCATACCCGGGTCCTATTAAACTTTTAATTGTTGCTGCTGTAATTTCTGTATATGCATCTTGCAAAAATTGCAAAGTACCTTTTTTAAGAGGCATCTGCGAGGCATTGGTAATATTAGAAACGTCTAATTTTTTCATTTAGTATTGTTGTATTGTGAACCGTAAAGAAAATGCTATGTACAAATTTGTAAAATCTCTAATCGCTGACTCATTCGTTTGTGCGTAAAGCGAAGATAAAATATTTATTTGAAAATTATTGACATGAATAAAAGTATATCTAGCACCAACTTTATCAACCGATAAAGTTTGCCCAACGGTGCTACTAAACGACTCTGTTTGCCCAATTCTGAAACCTGTAGCAGTTACCGGTACATTTGTCAAATAAATATCGGATAAACTTGAAGATCCTGGCGGGCGAAAAGTACCATTAAATCTTTTGTTTAACGCATACTCCAAAACAATATTTTGAGTATTGAATTTTACACGTTCATTTACGCCTATAAAATTCTCTTGTATTCTTAACCATGTCGTTGTATCCGTTGGTATATTTGTATTACCATCTATTAAAGAATAGTACACCGCTTTTTCAAAAATAACCTGCTCATTTTTATTATAAATACCTGCTCCATAATTTTGCGCTGTTGATCCTGTTCTATATGATGTAAAAAATAAATCTCGTGTCCATTGTATAGCAGAAAGTAACGACGCTACAAGAATATTTGTATTATCGTCACGTTTATCTGGTGGCATAATTTCATGGCCTTGCTGTTTAAAATCAATATCGTAAATATCTGCCATTTTATTTTTTACACTTATCTTTTATTTGGTCTTTTGTCAATCCTTCAGTTTTTTTTATTGTTTCATAACCATAAGTTTCTACCAAGTTTAACCACTGCTTGCGGGTTCGTGTAGATGCATCTTTTCCGTAGAAAATATTAAACTTCGCTTTAAGTTGCTCTAGTGTTACTGCCATATTATTGCGCTGTAAAAATTAAACTATCAATAAAAGTTTGCCCAGGTGTTGTTTCTTCTGAAATATACCCTGCTGTTGATACAAATTCTTTTTGTAAAATAGCTGTATTTAAAATAAAATCTACACCTGCGCTAAATGGATCTGTATCTAATCTACCACGCACATTTTTTAATACAATATCATTTACACCTGTAACACGTCTTATTACTATTTCTAAATCACTCATTTTTAAAGCGCCGTTAAAATTTGTTATAGACAAATTTATTAAAAATAAATTAATGGCATCTATTACCCTTTGCTTAATTACAGAGGCGTACTGCCCTGCATAAAAAACTTCTGCTGAAATAAATAACTTATCTGGATTTAAACTTATAATATTATAAGTTATTCCGATTGCTCCAATAGTATTAATATAACCTTGCGCACTAGAAATTTCTGCATTATCTAAAGATACCAATGGATTCCCTTTTGCAATTTTAATACTAACATCATTGCTAACGTCACTGGTTACACTGCATGCTTTTATTATTTTTAAACTATCATCCACTATTGAATAAGTAGGTATTGTATCTATAAGTGTAATAACTTGCGGAGTTGTTGCTGAATATTGAAACTTAAACATTCTATCTTGTACCCATGTAGCGGAAGGCGCTGCTGCTTTACTTACTGTTTCTTCAATTTCCTGCCTAAACAAATCTTGCAACTGCTCAAGTAGCGCCTGGCAAACTGCTATCGTATAGCATATAACCCGCAATACATTCCTCTTGCTCCAAAGATTAGGGTCTATAATTATGCCTATATCGGCAAAATTTGAAACTAAATTTGCAATTATATATTCATTAATATTTGAAACGCTCCGGGCCATCGTTAAGTATTTTTGCTGTTTCTTTCGATCCAATTTTTAAAATATTTTCTACATCTTCACTGGTAGGCAATCTGCCAATTTCTAAAAAAAAGTCTTTCATTTGCTGCAATGATAAACCATTAATATCGGATTGGTACTGTAATTCTATTTTGTCAACTTTCGTCAATAAATTTAGTTCGTATAGTAAAATGTTTAATGCCATTATTTAATCAATTATAAATTCTTTTGTTACTCGATGTCCTCCTCCGTGTGCTACTTGGGATGTTAATTCTAAATTTGTTACAGGCGTTTTAGTTATAAATGCATCTGGGTGAGAAGGGCTATAACGACTGCCAATACTATCTGTGAAATTACATACAAAATCTAAAATATAATGATACAAATTTGTATGCTCAAAATCTTGCGCCTCATTCATGCATTCTAATGGTCCACATGATGGCAACCCGAAGCCCGTTAAGTATGCTGTTATCTTATCTCTCAATTCAAATACTGCCAAATCTTGCTCAAAAGTTCCATCCATAGCATCATACAACTCATGTATTATATGAACACGAAAAGACAAATCTGTGCTTCTGTACCCTTGTCCTATTATTTCGTAAGTCGGATTGTTTACAATTTCAACAAAAAAAGCGGGCAATGGAAACGCTTCCATTTTTCCCTCAGCTAAATATTCAATTTGATTATTCCACACTCTCACATACGGTTGCACTTGCGCCCCGTCGCCGTTGGTAACAAGTATTTCTCTTAACTTAGTTAGTAAACCCGTAAGTGGTGCTGCTATGCCTGCCATACTTTATCTGTAAATTGTTTAATTTTTATTATTTGCTTTGCCCTTAATATTGGACTGTCTCCCATAAATTTGCGTTGTGGCATATCTTCACCATCATTATGCCTTTTTGCATACGGCAAATCAACTACCAATCTTATACCATTTACGCCAAACACAGCAGAACGAATACTGTTAGCTGTTGCCTGCCTTAAAGCTCCTGTTTGTACAAGCGTTGCCCTTGTGCGTCTAGCTAACCCTACATTTGACCTACTTTTGTATCTAAAATTTTTACCAGTCATTCTATTCCCTGGTAACGGGTATTTCCATGCGTTTGTTCCCTCAATTTTTCTTTGTGGTGTTTCCCATACTTTACCGTCCCATCCCTGCTGCTTCCACGATGCCACAAAGTAATTCTGCGCTTGGTTCGCAAGTTGCACTGGCAAAACTTCTTTCATTTTACGAATGCGTTCTTTTAATGCTTCAAATCTAAATCTTGTATCACTCATTATTTAGGTATTTCTAAACCAAAATTATCTTTTGCGAAACCTTTATCTTTTGGCTCAACTGAAAAATAAGGATGATCTTTTTTAAAAAGATATCCATCTTTTCCTGGGTTCATTTTAAAAACATCTTGCATATTACTTTCAACTTCTTTTACTTTATTATCATTACCACTTGTTTCTAAAACACTTTCTTCTTCTTGCAATAATACACACCTACATCTAAAATGATTTAACGGAGCAATTTACAGGTGCTACAATTCCATCTAAAGGAGCGCATATTTCGCTAGTATTTTTATCTATGACTGCGCTATATCGAAGCATCGGCAAATCCTTTTTATTTTTTTCAATCTCGTTCCACTTACTAGCTGATTGAGCCTGTCCTACTGTTGTTATATATTCAGTTGCGCCCCAGTTGTCATTCCAATTGTCATATGCCGCACGGCCAAGGTCGTTAAACTCTTTATTTGTTCTTCTGTTTCCATTTTCGTCTATCAATAATGCAGCTATATCTTTTGTTTGCTGAAAGGTTTTAGCCGAAGAAAACATCCATGTATTTTCTCTAAGTTGTGTAAGCAATTCTAAGTCTTTACCAACCGCTTCTGTCAAGTTCATTCCAAACCCTTTATACAAACCTTTCTGAAAATAGTTTCCTATTGCCTCATATAAATCTACGGGTAAATTATACTCAGTAATTGAACCGTTATAAATTCCCTCAATATATTTTTCTATTTGTTTATTTGTAAAGGTCATTTAATTTGTTTTTAATCCCTTCACTAAAATTAGGTTTTACTACTGGTACTGGTGCTGCTGTTTTTGTTGTTGTAATTCCTGTACGATCGCTAAAATAATTCCAATCCGGATCACCACCTGCATCCTTTATTATTTTGAAAATATCCGCTGTTACTTTGTTGTTCAAATCTTCACGAGCTCGTATTTCTTCACTTTCGGAATCATTTTTAAATCTAAATTTCGTTTCTGTATTAATATTAAAACCAAGTTTAACCATTCTTGGTATCAACATTTTGTTAATTATATTTTCAACAAAAACACCATCTTTGCTCTGCTTATCTTCCATGGCTGAATGTGCTGGTGATTTTTCACCATTATTTCCTAATTTGCCAGGAATGCTATCTATAGCATCTGAGTGTCCCAATATTAATTTACTTATTTTCTTTTCACAACGCATTTCTAAATCTGCGTACCCCTTATAACCTGTACCTCCAAGCGCAGTTTCTAAAAATTCGATTTGATCCGTAGGGTCAATAATAGCATACCCAGCACTACCCATGGAGCGCAAAGCATTTTCAAGTTCTGCCCTTTCGCTTTCTTCTGTCTTCATAGTCTTACCCACACGATAAGGTTGTGCGTACATTTCTAAAAAGTCACCATTAAAACCTAATAAATTGCGTAAAAATATTTCGTATAACGCTACGTTGTAAAATAAACCATACCCGCAATTTGTTGCTCCTGTATCGTTTGGTGTATCAACAAATATATGCCAATCTGCTACGTCTTCATCATCCCAGCTTTTTCCTGAAATTGCATATTGAAAACTACTTACCACACGCCTATCTGGCGAAACGTTCCACCTTTTTATTGTTGTTATTTTTTTAAATTCATCATTTTCTACGTCACCCAAAGAAATTAAACTATAACCAAAAAATAAAGCGTCTAAAGAGTAACTTATAAAATCTGTAAGCCATTTCTTCGGCGTTAAACATTGTTCCCCTTTATTGTCGCTTACATCGCAAAATATACCTATTGCATTATCGTCACCTATTAATTCAAATTTACGCAGCATAGTTAAATCTTTGCGGCGTTCCAAACATGCAGATACATGAGCATTTAATTTCGTATCAATAAAAAGCTGCTGCATTTTAACCCGTTGTGGGTACCAAGCATTCTCTACGTCTGTCAAACATTCACGCCAGCTCATTACATCTTGCCTTAATCGTTGTAATGTAACGGGCGAAATGTAATTTGCTAAATTCTTTTTAACGTCAACTTCATCCCGCTTACCAAACGGGTTTATATTTTGTAAGAATTGTTGTAATTGATTTGCCATAATTAATAACTATTTACTCTTTTTATTTCGCCTCCGTGCCTAATACGCCCACCGCTTCTTGGTTGTATCAATGGTAAATCTGCTGTTATCTTTCCCTGCCCTGCCATCTGTAGCCATTCTATTGCTTGTGTGTATCTCACTACTCTAAGCTCCGGTATATTTCTTGGTGCAATCCTGCTGTGTATGTGATACAATGCAATATCAATGCAATAATTTACTAATTGCGGGTTTCTGTTATCGCCTTGCGTCCACTTTGTTGCATCGGTTGGAAGTGTGCCAGGTGCTATTGAAAACGCTACCCCATTACCCCATGCTGATGGTCCATTAACAGTGTCGTCAGGAAAAATATTTAATACAAGTTGATCGTTTCCAGACTGCAAAGCGGCGTTGTGTGTATTTTGCTTTGTTGCATTTATGCACGTGTAAACAAAACCACGCCAAAAAACAACATCGCCTACTTTATAAAAATTGTAAACATTAAAATCGGATGCAGGTGGTTTAACATAAAATATAGTGCCTTGTATGCCAAGTAGCGTCCATTTCGTTACATCAAATAGACCTGTAGTTGCTGTTATGCAAATGTAAACTTTGCTATCTTGCAAAACCAATGCCCCAATAGAGTATGTTATAGTTGAAACATAACCGGATGCATCTAAATACAGTCTATTTTTTGCAACGTATGTTTTTAGTGGATTCCAAATATCGGTTGTTGTAAATTCTTCACCTGTTATATATTTTTGAGTAAGATAACTTACAGCTTCAGATTGTGCGGCTTGTTGTATAGCTGTTAAAATGGTGGTATCGCCGCCTATAATCTGAGTAAGATTATCGGATTGTATAAGTTTTTTAAAATCTGATGCTATCAAATATGACATAAAACAAAAGTATAATTATTTTTTGATATTAATAAGTATTTTTTGAAAGGTTTTTGCCGAGTGTTACATTACTATCTTTTCCTCCCCTTTGATACCTTGCGAAGCTGTCCATAAAAGCAAAACATATAAAATAATCAAATAAATCTGTAAAATGCCCCGTTTTTTGGTATCTAACTTTTGTAAGTGAATTTGTTTCCATTTCTTTGTTCTTTGTTCCGTCGGCTGCTTCTTTTGTCAAAACAAAATCGTTAATCATTTTTTTGCAGGCAATATTTATAACAATTTCTATTCCATCAAAATTGCTTTCTAAAACAGTATTAATAAAATTGCCACGCATTGCCACTGACGGATTGCTTGCAGAAACTCTTAACGATGGCCTATAAGATGACATTTCTTCTTGAATAAGTCTAAAAAAATTATGCCCTCTTTCAAGTTTTACATCACTTTTTTGACTTGTTGCATCACCGTAAATAAATAAACCATGTGTGTGAACAGGATATTTTCTTTTAAATTCATTACATACATCTTTTATAGTATTTAGCGGTGTTACGCCAGCTATTTCACCTATGCAGTAAATTTTTTTACCTATAATTTGAAATATACCCAAGGGCAAATAAGGATTTACGTTTTCATCAAATGAAATATGCAATGGAAGTTGAGGATTATATTTGCATTCAGCTACATGCTTGTCGAGTTCAAAGCATTTATAAAATTCGCCACCAACCTTCATTTGTATATCCCAATTACCCTCTACCAAAACCTCATACTTATACCGAGGCATGTTTTTTAAATTATCAATATAATTTTGTGGTAAATGTGGATTGTCGGTAATTTTTGATGGAATATATAGCCATGAATCTGGCAAAGTACCATCTTTAAACCTATCATAAACAATTGTTTTTATCCAGTTATTAGATGGATTACAAGTTGCTAAAATTATCGGTGCGGGTCTTGGTTCACATTCCCAACGCCCGGCACGGCTAAAGGCGATATCTAAACTATCGGATTGGCATTCGTTTATTTCTTCAAATAAAAAACCATTGCATTCTAACCCACGCATCCAATTTAATTCTTTGTCGCCTGCGTAGTTTTCGCCTTTAAATAAAATTACGCTCCCGTTTGGGTGCGTATATTCATATGGGTTTGTTCTTAATTTTCCGCTGGCCCTTAATTTACCAAATGATGGTATTGTGGTAGTTCTTATTTTTTCCAGGTCTTCTCGAATAACTACCCATCTACTTTTAGGGAAAATTTCACACATTAAAAGTAATGCTGCAAGGCCCCATATAGTCTTTCCTCCACCCATTGCACCTCCAAACAATATAAAAGAATATTGCTCAGACGCTATTGCGTCCATTGCTTTTCCTTGTGTATCTGAAAATTTTATCAAACTTTTATTTCTTTTCCTCCCCAAATGATTGTTGTAGGTTCTACATCTTCACCTTTCACATTGGTAAGCGCCGTTTTAGTAGGTGCGTTACTTCCACGTTTTAAAAATATTGTTTTAACAGCATTTGTAA